TGTATTAATTGCTAAATCCCCTGTAAAGGCAGTATTTCCACTTGAAGCAGCTACTGTAAATTTATCTGTATTTACTGCAAAGTTACCTGTTGAACTTAAATTCGTGTTTGTTGTTAATGAGCCATCTACTGTAATTGCACTTCCTGATTCTGAAACTATTGAATCTGCTATTACTTGTGTACCTGACCATTTTGTTAGATTTCCAACCGTACCAGTACCATCTACTTGTGAGTGGTCTAATTTAGTCCATTCGTTATTAGCTCCTGCTATAACCCAATCGCCAACAGTCCAACTTGATATACCATTTAATGTCGTACTACCACCAACACTTACAACGTAATAATGTCCTTGTGTTATAAAAGGACTATTATCTATTGTATAATCCTCACCACTTAACATTATATCTGCATCTAAAGTAAGAGTAGTATTACTATCTACATTTGTAACTAAAGCTGTTTGACCATCTACTTGGTTAACTACTTGGTCACCTATTGTTACAGATGATGTAAAAGTTTTTGTACTATCTATAAGTTTATTTGTTTGTACTCCTGTTGTTGTTCCTGCTGCAGCTTCTCCACCACCAGAACCTAAAACTGGCGAATTACTTGAAGCATCCCAAGAACCCATAAATCTCAATCCACCTGCTAAACCATTTACTTGTGATTGTAATTTACCAAAACCTTGTAATATTGTGTCTGTCGCTAAAACAGAACTGGCAGAAGGTGAAGTTAATCCTGTTAAAACTTTAGCTGTTACAGAATTGTTGTCTAAAGTTACAGAACCACTTACATTGTTAGTTCCATCAACACTTGATATTGTTCCTGTTGCTTGACCTGTTAAAGATAAATCTCTTGCAGTTTGCCATTTTGTAGCTGAATCTGCATTACCTGTTAAGTCTCCTGTTACATTTCCAGTAACATTACCTGTTACATTTCCAATGACTGCTCCTGTATGAGTACCTGATGAATTACCTGTTAAATCGCCTGTAACATCTCCTGTTACGTTGCCTGTTAGATTACCTTGTACATTTACATTAATTTGATTAGGCAGTCCTAAAGTAACGCTTTGACCACTTACAACACTATCTATTTCGTTTGTTGTTCCTAAAATACTTAATGACTGTGTATTTAGGTTTACATCTCCTGTGTTAGTTCCATCTGTTATGTCTAAATCAGAAGCAGCATCAAGTGTATCAACGTAAGAAGTTGTCGCTATTTTTGTACTATTATCCCCTGCACTTTGAGTTGTTGCTACTGAACCATTTGGTAATGTAACACCTGCTGTTGGAAAACTAATTGTTAACATTTGATTATTAGCAAGTGTAGTAATTTCATTTGCACTCCCTACAATATCTAATAATTGAGTATTTAAGTTAACTGCTCCATTTCCTGCATTTCCACTAAAATCTAAATCACTTGCAGCGTCTAAAGTATCTACATAAGAGGTTGTTGCTATTTTTGTAGAATTATCTCCTGCTGTTTGTGTAATAGCAGTTGAATTGTCTGGTAAATTTACACCTGTTGAATCTAAAGAAAAAGTTATTGATTGACCAGAAGCGACTGTTGTAATTTCATTAGTAGTTCCACCTATTGCAAATATTTGTGAATCTAAATCTATTTGACCAGAACCTGTATCGCCTGTAAAATCTAAATCTTCAATAGTAATTTGAGCAGCGACATAATCTATAATTGCAGCAGTTGTTGGTATTGTAGTATCGTTATCATTATTTCCTATACCATCTGCAGCATCTACAAATTTGCTAATTATAATATTTTCGCCTGTATCTTTTAAAGAACCAAATTCAAGTATTGCAGTAACTTTAAAATCTCCTGATGTATTCATAAATACACCACTTGCTAATCCCGAACCATCTGTTAGCTCTTTTAAACTTGAGGTTAAAGCAGCATTATCAATAGTTTTGATTAAACCTGAATAAGTATCTGATATTCTTGTGTTAAATAGACTTGCCATATTTTTTATTTTTTTCTTGTTTCTTTAAAAACGTTTTTAGTTTTTCTATATTTTTTTGTTTTGGTTTATATCTCATAGTACCCATCCATTAAATAATGCATCATAGTCAGGATAAATGTCGTCATTTGTATTACTTGTGTATTCAGGATAATCTGACTGATTAAACGACATAAAATCAATAAAACGCCTTGAATAATATTCCATAAATTCACGAGCTTTATCAACTAAATAATCCACTTCGTTTTTACCTACTGTGTCGCTTGTTTCTGACCTATGTTTAAATACACCACCATTTTTTATAGAGTATGCAGCAAAAGGAATGTAATAAACTTGAGCAGACCAAATTAACATAGGTTGTAAATATGTATTTAATAATAATTTATATTTAGCATTACCAACATCATCAATTTCTCCATTACTTATTAAAGTTGATATTTTATTATATAAATCTGTACCTGTATAATTTTGTATATCTATTTCTTGAGCAATTTTTATGAATTGTATAAATTTGTCAGTATCCACATTCCCATCAAGGATGCTATTTCTAACTAAATCTGTTCTATTTATGAATAATGCTGTTGCCATAATTTAATTTTATTTCTTTTTACCAAATCCCATTTTATCCCAATATGCTTTTGTATATCCTCTGTATTTCATATCGTATGGTGCAACAGGAACTAATTTATCATTTACAGGAAATTTAAAACCTTTTGATTTTGCTTTACCTGTAGTAACTTCACTTTTAACACCTTTTTGTGTTAGCATATAAGTTTTTCTGTACCATTTATGCTTACAGTTTGGACCACCTTTGTAAAGCCAAATAGAATATGTAGCAGCACCACCTTTACCAAAGCCTGGATTTACTGGCTGTTTACCCATTCTTATAATATCTTCTTTACGATATATTTTTTCAGCTCTTACCATTGCTTTACAAAACTTTCTTGCATCATCTTCAAATTTTAATGGTGCATATTGATATCTAACTAAAAACTTTTCTTTGCCTGTTTGTTTAGTTTGACCATCTTGTGTAGATTTTCTTTTTGGATATGCTTTACCTGTACGAACTAAATTTACAATTTTACTTAATGTTGATGGTTCTGGTGTGTTTAATTCAGTTATTTTTTGGTCATATAAATCTTCACTTTCATAATCTACTTCCGATACATCTATTAATTCATATTCTTTTAAAAGTTCTTCTTCGTTTTCACCAAAGTCGTTTAATTGATTAGTTAATTCTACTTCTTCGTGGCTTTCGCAAGGCATATACCATACTTTATCTCCATCTTTATGTTCGTGATGTCCTTTACATCCCATTTTTTCTGCTTGCTCTTCTGCTTCTTCTATTGTTTCATAAACTTGTTTACCATCAATTTTTTTTAATGACATTTTAACACCTGTTTCTTCTTCAATTTCTTCATCTGTTTGTACACTTCTGTCAACATCAGTAAATTCTAATGGCTGTAACGTAATAAAGTATAGGTTTAAGGCGATATCATTATAAGATAGTATATTATCAAAGCAATCTATTAAAAGCTCTTGAAATGGCCTTATAACAGTGTTATCCATTAATAAGGATGCAGTTTTTATTTCATCTGCATTGTTTCCAAGACCTGTATTGTCTTTTATACCTAAAAGCATAGGACTTACTACTCTGTGTGCTACTAATACTTTACTTTGTGATTCATCACTTAAAAATTGGTATTGATTATGTGCATCACTTAATTGTACAGGAGTTATTTCTGCCTGTGCATCTTTATTATCGTTAAATGATAGTATGAATTTACCTGCATTACTGCTACCACTAAATTTTTGTGCAATACGTTGTTCTATTAATTCTCTTTCTTGTGGATTAGGTGTACCATTGTTAAAATTAATTAACATTGATGGACTTAAACCATTCATAATATTGTTAAGGTGGTAATTAGATATTTCCTCTTCCAATTCACAATACTGTAAACCTCCTTGATAATCCACAGGAGCATAATAGTAAAAACCTGCTTTATAAGGTTTTATATAATATATTTCAATATTTTCTTTTGACATACCATATGCAGGTATACGTAATGGTTTATCAGATGGCTTTAATTTTGTCCAATCTTTATAGTAATAATAAGCAGGTACTTCTCCATCTTCATTACATTTTTCTGCTCTTAATGTTTCAATTGGCATATGTTCTATTTGTGCAATTTTAGTTCTATCCTTAGAGTAGATTATTTGTATAGCACATTGACCCATTAACTTTAAGTCATAACAAAGTTTTCTTACAATATCTTTTTTAAACAATGTAATCATTTGTGCATATTGTTCAGGTTTTCTATCTGAATCTGTTGCACCTAAACCTTTACCATAGATTTGTTGACTAATACCATTAATACAGGCATTATTCGTAGGACTACCATTGTATCTGTCTATTAAAAATTGAAAATAATTATTATCTGCACCATAACCAACCCACTCTTGATTTGGTACTTCTTCAACAATTGGACTTGTATAAGTGCTTAAATTAACAAAACTAATTTCTGACTTAGAATTTCTAACAAATTGTCCTAAGCTATTTCTTTTTCTTTTTTTCATATTACAATGTAATCATTATTATAAGAATTATCTGTAATGTATTGACCTTGATTTATGTCATAATATAAATTATCCATTTGGTCTATTTCTTGGTCAGTACAAAAAATTCTATCTTTAAATATAGTATCAATATTAGTTGTATCTATATTCCAAAATTCATTATAAACTTCCCATAAAAAATAATTAGTATTCCAAAAGTTTGGGTCTGAATATAATTTTAAATCATAAAAATGACCTTCAACTAAAACAGGACTGAATGCTTGACTAAATGTTAAATAATTACCAGATGTTGTAGCATTAGTTACCTCGTAGGTTTGTGTTACATTAGTACTGTCATCTCTTACAGATAATGTAAACTGCGCACCATATGTTCTTGGTATTACTTTTAAATTTTGAGCAAGTGCTGATGTGGTTAATACAATCATTTAATATATAACGTAATAAATAACTTATTTTGTAGAAATGTTAAATCAAAAAAAAAGCATCCCTAAGGATGCTCTTAATTTTACATAATTATTAATTATGGTGTTGGATTTATTTTTTCAGCATCAGCTGTAATTAAATTAGCAGCTAAAAAGTAGGGAGCACTTTCCTCTAATCCTTCCATTGTTAATGTAAACCCGCTTAAATCTCCTGCAGCAGCTCCTGTTACGGTAGTTCCTCCAGTACATTCCATACCATTTTCAAATCCACATAAGAATTGGTTACCATAGTAATCTTCAACGACTACATAAGGTCTACCAACTGCAATAATTTGCAATTCATTTTGTGTTTTTGCATCTAAATATGTTAATGTTAAATTTAATGTTTGAGTGTAAAAAGTTGTACCATTTTCTCTCGAACTCGTTACTGTAGTTTCAAGTGATGAATTACCCTTAACATCATACTCATACCAATCAGGTTGAGTACCTGTTATTGTAGCAACTTCACCATCTGCACCTAAAGAAACAGCAGTAATACCTCCAAAGTCACCGAAGTAAACTTTTTTAATACCACCAAATGCCGATTTGCAAGGTAAACTTCTTCCAGTTGTTAATGCACAAGCCATAGTTTATATTTTTTTTATAAAAAAAGGGTAAGTAGGCACTAACCTACCTACCCTAATTTTTGGTTAATTTATTTATTAAGAATAAAGAACTATTTCAGAACCTATTCCATACTGCACACCTGCAGTGAATCTCATAATTACTCTAACATTCTTACTTCCATCAATGTCAGCCATATCGATTAATTTAACTAAGTTATAGTCAGACATTAACCCTGTTCCAAAGAATAAGTTAGATTTTTGAGCAGCCATTGCATAGTTGTTTGGTAATCCATTAGCAACAAAGATTTTTACACCATCAATAGAAAGGTTTTCATTTCCACCGAACCATAAAGTTCCTCTGTTGTCAATACCATTTGCACCTACTGAACCTACATTTTCAGTTCCTGCAACGTTAGTTAAGGCAGCATATCCACCTAATGCTCTTACATATGCTTTTGCAATGTTTTGAGATACGTAAATGAATAAATCATCCTTTCCATAAAGAGTTGAAGGTATTGCATCTACAATTTTACCAAGCTCTGCAATTACGTTTCCAGAATCAACACCTCCACCTACAGCAGCAACGTCAATAACATCTCCATCAGCAGCAGCTAAAGTAGTAAATCCATTAAATTCTCCTGCAACAGCTCCACCTAAGTTTCCTTGCCAGATATTGTTTTCTGTTGAAGCAGCAACTTGTTCTGCAACGTGAGCAATTAAGAAGCTTGAAAAATCAGGAGGTAGATTATCAAAAGCTGAATAACCCATTGATACTGCACCCCAATCAGATTCAAATGGAGTTTTACATAATTCAAGATTAACTTGAAATTGGTCAGGTTGTATAATTCTTTCAGTAAGAGTTACACTTCCTGCAGATGTAAAGTCACAAGAGTCATCAGTAATTAAACCAGAAGTAACTACTTTTTTCATAACTTCTTTATACTTAATGTTTGGTTTAATTTCAACAGCACCTTGACTTAAAGTGTTACCGCTTAATAAAGCAGCAGCGATGTACTTACCTGCAAATTCTCCAGCATAAGTAGTCGTGATAGTTGGTTGTGGCATAATTATTTATTTTTATTTATTTAATTGATTTAATATATAATCCATTGTAGAAGGCTTTCTATTTGGTGCAATTCTAAAATGTTCTTTTTTAGCATTACCTGTTTCAGGACTGTGCTTAATTGGTTGAGCTGCAGGTTGAGATAATTCTTCCTTTAATTGCTCATTTACTTCTTTGTTAAATTCTTCTTTAACTGTTCTTGATTTTGGTTGTCTTGAAACTTCTTCTTCCATTTCAACTTCTTCTTCTTCCATATTCTTTTCGCCTACTTTAGATTTTAAATCAGCAATAGCATCTTCAAGATTTTTAATTCTTTTTTCCATTCCTGACCAATCATCAACTGAAGCTTCTTTTCCATCATCTCTCATTTCTTCATCTTCGTATTTTAAATCTTCGGTTTCATCTTTTGATTCTTCTTCTTTTTGTGGAACTTCATCAGATACTTCTCTAAGGTCATCAATAATTCCCTCTTCCTTTACGACTACAAGTCTACCATCCTCAAGTAAGTATTCACCTACAGGCATAGCTACTTTTTCATCATCAGTTAGGATAAAAATTTCTTTTCCCTTTTCAAATGACTCCGCTTCTACACGAGTGCCATTCTCAAGTTTTTGTTCTTCAAGCTTTACATCTAAATTTAGAAGTGTCTTGATTTGGTTAAGCATTTCAGTTGATTTCATAATTATATATATAACGTGGTTTAATTTAATTTTTGCATTTTCAAATTGTTCTTGATATAACTCCTATTCCTTGTGCCCATAAACTACCATCACAACATTTTACTGAATAGGTATTTTTATCTTTACAAAAACAAGCACGCCTAGACCCTTTTGGACTTGATAGGCCTGGAAAAAAGTTTCTTAATTTCTTATTCATTATTTTTGTGGTATACAGTTAGGTACTTCTTTACCATCTTTTATTTTAGTGCCATATTGTTCGTAACCATCCCAACAAGGTTTTTTTAATTCCTCATTATCTCCAATTAATATTTGTTTTATTTGGTTTAATATTTCCTCTGATGTTTTTTCTTGTGCTAAACCAACAGAATCTTTAGGTCGTTCCATTTTATCTGCAAAATATCCCTCAATAGAAAATCCTTTTACTTTGCCTGTTTTTACATAGTCGTTCCAAACATCTTTATTGTTGACTTTGACAGCACCCATCCAAGTTCCTACAGGTACATTCATACCATATTTTCTAGATTTATCGTGTACTTTATCCTCTACAAGCCAAGATTCAACTAAACTTAAACCATTTAATTCGTGTTGATGTTCAAGTGTTGAATTGTTTTGATTACCTTTTGTCAAGTACATTTGAGAGGCTTTTAAGACAGTATCTTTAGAAAAATATATGTAATATTCATCTCCTTCGTTATTGCGATATATTGGCTTATTAGGTATTAATAGTGGCCCCATTAATATTTTTTTGTCCTTTGATATTTCAGTTAATTTTATTTCATCACTTTTTAATGCGATAAAATCTTCTTCAATTGCTGGACTTTCAACTATAGATATAGCTTCGATTCCTGCCATATCTTGATTTTCATCAAGTATTAATTCGACTATTTTCATATTTTATATAACGTATTTAATTAATTATTTTGCATTTATATAGTAGCACCCTCTACAATATTACGTTCAAGTCCTTGTGCAGTTGTTACATCATTACTTACAACATAAGCTCTAACAGGTTCTTGACTTTGCTCTCCTATAACAGAAGCTAATTGACTTGTTGCTCCTTGTCCTACCACATTAAAAGCAGGTGGTGTTGGTGCAGGTGCAGGTTGTGGTGCTGAACCACTACCAATTGTTGGTGCCCCTTTTCCACCTAATGTTGGCACAGGTGTAGATGTTATTTTTTTAACTTGACCAATACCTGATACTATTGCTGCTGCTGCTGCCGCTGCACCTAATGCAGGACCAATAATTGGAATACCTGCTAATGCTTTATATGAATCTTGTGCTGATTGATATGTACTTATAGTTGCTGCTGCAATAGCTGCTGCTTTACCTGCTGCAGTTTGTTCGCCTAAAACTGCTGCCATATTATTAAACCCATCAGCAATAATTTTACCTTTTTCTTTTTGTGTTAATTCTTCCCATTTTATTTCATTGGTAGCAACTTCTTCGTTAAATCCTGCAAGTGCATTTTTTTTAGCTTCTTCGAGTTGTATAGTTGCTAATCCTTGTGCTTTTGCTAATGCTATTAATTTGTCGTAATGCTCTGTTACTTTAATTATTTCTAATTCTCTACGTTCATCCTCTGTAACTGCTTCTGCATCTCTTATTTGTAATTTTAAATCTGCTAATGCTTTTGCATCATCAATTTCTTTTTGGTCATCTAATTTCTTTTGTTCTGCTTTTTTATCAGCTTCTTCTTTTTCTTGTGCTGCTGCTTCATCTCTAATTGCTTTTAATTCTGTTTCTTGTTCTCGCCTTGCTGTAGTAACTTCTGCTGTTAATGCTTTTTGTTTAGTTAATCTTGCTGTTTGTAAATTAATTAATTCAGCTTGTAGTTGTGCTTCTTCATCTAAATCTTCTTTTGTTGATTCACTTAAAGCATTTTCTTCTTTTTTAGCTTCAAATCTCAATCTTGCATTTTCTATTTCTTTATTAGTTATATCTTCTTCAATCCTACCTGCTTCCTCGATAGCTTTTATTCTTTCTTCTACTGTAACATTTTCTTTATCTGCTGCCTTTTCTCTTAATTCAGCAATCTTTCTATTTGCTTCTGCACGTTCTAATAATAGTTTTCTTTCTTGTATATCTGCTTTTGCTCTTTTATCTGCTAACTCACCTGCAATAGCTATTTCTTTTCTAGTTTCTTCTCCAAAGTTTTTTATACCCTCTGTTACTTTTCCTATTGATTCTCTTGCTTCATCAAAATTACCTGTAACAAATGACATTATTGCATTACCAAAATTACCAAGTATATCAGTTACGTTTCCAATAACAACACCAATTTGTGTCATCATTTTATTAAACTTATTTTGCCCTGCTTCTGAATTTGTTAATGCTGTTGCTACTGCACCAATAGCCACAACTAATGCACCAATACCTGTTGCCATTATAGCTACACGCATTGTTTTAAAACCTTTAGTAACACCCCCTGTGCCTTTTGCTACATTTACCAGTGAACTTGCTAAACCACCAGTTGCTCTGTCAGCCAATTCCATAACACCTGTTAAATCTCCTGCTTCTTCTTTAGCTTCTTCAAGAGCTTTATTTGCTTTGTTACGAGCTTTAGTATTTTCTTTTATATCTTGCTTTTCTTCTTTAATTAACTTTTTAGTTTTATTAATAGAATCTTGTATTTCCTTACGTTTATTTAAATCTTTAGAATTTGTTTTTTCTAATTGTTTTTCATAATCACGTAATTGCTTTTCCAAGTCATCAAGAATCTCATCTTGTTGCTCGAGCATTTGATTTATTAAATCTAAATCTGCTTGTGCATCTTTTACGTTAGCATCTATTACTATTGTCTTAGTTATTGGCATAGCTTATTTCTTTTTTAATTTGTTTAATACCTTCTTTTATACTTGTTGGTAGTTTATTTTTACCTGTAGCAATACGAATATTTTCCGTTTCACCATTTGTATATTTTAATAACTCTAATATATTTTTTATCATAATTTTAAGGTTGACCACAGAAAATGTTTGTTATA